ACTCTTTTCCTAGTCTAAAGCACCAGTCTATTTGTTTTTTACGTAAGCATGGTACACAACGACCGCAGTTTACTACTCGCGTTATAGATCCATCTGGTCCTTTTTGCTTTCGTCTTATGGTCATTGGTGTAAGGCACATACTAACTTAGTCTAATGCCTCCACGTGATAATCGAGCAGAATTTATACTGCTGTTACGTTTCCGTCCTCGCTTGACGCGTTTGTTGAAGGCTCCGCCTCGTCTTTTTCCGTATCCCATTCTTCTACATTTTGTTTAATATACCGCATGGTATCGTTAATGTTACTTTTGATTTCTCTAATTGGCCAACTACAAATGTTAAATTGGCAATTGTTGCGTTTCTTGTTTTACTCATTTTGTGGTTTTTTTTGAGTTATTAAAATATAGTGGTTAGACTCCCATTGGGGTGCCATAGTAAGGTACTTTTCTTTGTGCAATAACGCTATTATATACGTGTGCAATTACTTGTTCATCGTTATCTAACTGCGTAAATATACGATTTGAAGGGTCACATGCAATAAATGTACTGTTCAAGCTTGGTCTATTTGCAAACTTACGACCTAGGTGCCAGTACGATAATGTGTCTTTCATTTGACCAGCTACCGTGTTTAGTTCGTGGCGGTATTCGTCATAAATTGGTAAATATCCAAATGTTCCTGTATCTGTACTTGTTCCATCTGCGTATACCTCCTGGTTCAATACTGGTTGTTCTCCAATATGTGCTAATAGTGGTTGGAAATAATCGTAACGATCTGTTTTCATAAATTTAGGTGCAATACCTTGGAAGTATGTTGTATCTGGTACAATATACATTAATGCAAATATCCAACCGTGCTCTTGTGCATAGTATGAAGCTTTACGTGATCCACTTGCAGTAATAGCGTGTCCACCCATTGTACCTAATGCTGAAGCATCTTGACCTGATGTTGTTGTTTCGCTTGTTTGCAATACTTCGCTGAATTGAATCGTTGCTACTGAACCTCCAAACTCCTCTGGACGTTGTAAACGTGAATCTTGTGGTTTTACTCCAAAGTGTGCCTGAATATGTTCTGTGTAACGGTTACCTGTACGTGCGTTTAATTCTAACCATTTTTGAATTGCGAATGCTTCGCGTAATTGGTTAATAGTTGCCGCACTTGCGTTAATTTGTGATGGATCTACAAACGTATGTGCAGTAATATCAAACTGTCCCAATTCATCAGAAGCTGATGTGTTTATATTAGCCTTTAACAAATTTGTTCCAGCACTTTGGTACACATTTGAAACTACTAAATCACCTGTATTTGTATAAGTGGTGTTATTTAAATTACCTTGATTTGCTCCAATAAACGTTAAATCTATTAATCCATTTGGACCTCCTCCTGTTGCATTTAATACTGGTAATGTTACCTCTGGACCTTTTTGTGTAAAAGGTAATGCTGATGTAAATCTATCGTGTTGCCATGCTACATCGCGTAATGTATACAATGCCGCGTTTGAACCGTTATTACCGTCTTGTAATTTTACATCTAACTCTGATTGTAAATTTTGGTCTCTGAAATACTCATTCCATATGTACTGATAATGTGCAAATGGTAATGCATTTACATTTTTTGCAATACCTGCAGCGTTTGTGCTTGTGCTGATACCCATATAATCGGGTAATGAACTTGGTAATGCCGTTACTGGAATAAATGGGTGTACTGGTTCTGTTGTATCTGATACTGACTCTGGACCTGTAATAAAATCTTCCCAATTGTTCCATACTAATCGGTTTGGCGAAAAGAAATAACGCACTTTTACTTTTACATTGTGCATCACTGGTGCAACCAGTGGTAAGAATCGTGTTAGGTGACTTGTTTCTATTGTGAATTTGTCTCCTGGTAATACGTCCATAGCCATTACTGGGATAACTTTTCCCATTGCCATAGTCATTCGCTTATCGTGGCTTAAGTCGAATGTGTTGTACTTTGGGCGATTGCCCATTGCTCTTGAATAATCCATAGTTTTTATTTAGTTAAATTGAATGAGTTAAATAATGATGAGGCTGGGTTCCACATACCAGAACCTCCAAAATCTTGTAATATTTCGTTTAATTTATTTTTTACTTCCGTACCTCCTTGAAACAATCCTTGTAATAATACATTTAATGGTGCTTTACGCAGATCTATACCTTTCTTACTTGCCTCAAGATAAACATTTTCTAATATCTGTTGTTCTTGATCTGCTGTTTTTGCTAATGCTTTAGCCTTAAGTGCATTCTGCACTATTGTTTCTACTTCGTTTCTTGTTTTCTCCTCTTTATACTCTGCATCAATTGCTTTCATTGTCAACTCCTCTAACAATATTTCATTAGTAGTACCTTGACCTTCTGTTTTTGATTCTATATAAAGCTTTTCTGCTTTAACCTTTGCTGTATCCTCTTGAATTTTTGCTACTTGCGCACTTTGTAGTGCTAACTGTCCTAATTCATAACGTTCTGCTACTTTTCCCTGTGAACTTGGTCCTGTTACGTTTCCGCCTCCACCGGCTCCACTTTTATACATTAGTGCTGGATTTAATCCAGCAGCTTGTAATCTTGCAGCTTGCTCTACTGGTGAATTGTACTGTGCTTCTTTGTCGAACCGCTCGTGCCAGAACTGTTTGTTTTGTTCGAATGCTCTGTCCTGGGCACGTTTGTTTAATCTGTTTTGTAATACCATACTGCCTGCAGTTCCTGCAGCAGCTAGTAACATTGCTGGTATAGGCATAATATGTTAATTTTTGTTTAATAATACTATAAACCCTTTTTCCTTCATTATTTCATGAAGCTTGTTGTATTCGGGCATTACTATACAACCTTTGCTATGTTCGGGTTTTGTTCCCTGATGTATTAATATCTCTGACCTACCTGGTACATCTCTTAACCAGAGTGCTGGTTTTCCATTGCTAGATCTAAAGATTTTTGTGTATGGATATACACCTCTTGGTATTCTACTAATATTTTTTTGGTTGTCTTTCCATGGTAGTTCGATTGCGTCAAACTCCTGATTTCTTACATAAACCTTGCACTTCGTTGCGTTTTGGTATTCGTGGTCTATTTCTATTGTGACTACTCTGTAGTCATCTGTTAATTGTAATAAAGCCTGTATTTGTGTGGTAAGTTGTCTGGTTTTCATGCTTTCTTATTTTTTACTTTTTTGTGTTGTTTCCACCTAACTCCCTTTTTTTTATCGCGTTCGTTTAAATCGTTCGCGTTTGTTTTTTGGTCGTTTTGGTGTCACTCCGCATATATATATCAAGTAGTAATATGCGGTTGTCGCTTTGCGACTTGCTAACGCACCCCTCTGGGGTTTGTTTGCTCACAACATGACTCCAATAAATTGGAGCCATATTGTCGAGCCGTTTTAATTCCACTCTGGTACTTCTTGTGGAATTTTTCGATAACGTTCGCACGTTAATCTATGAAGCAGGATTCTCTCCCATTGCTTCATTTCCTGTAGATCCTCCAGTTGTCGAATCTCCAGTTGCTTCTGTTGTTTGTACTGCATCATTTACGGTGGTTTTTGGATTAATGATTGCTTTAATTTGTTGTTCTAACGCTTGACGCTTCATTTGTAATTCTTCAAATGTTAAGTCTTTGTCGTATGGTATAATTGCATCGCCGTAATAATGCTGGCGATCAAGAATAGCCCCAGTAATCGGGTTAATACCTCGTACGTGATTCTCAAGAACCACACGAGGGTCTGTGTGCATGTCTGGCATTGTTGCAGACTTTTCTGTGTTTTCTGTTCCTTTGTCTTCTGGAACGTGGTTCCAACTTCTAAATTTTGCCTTTGTCGCCATCTTCTAATTCTGTTTGTGATTTTTCCCATTCGTCTACTACGTATTTAACGAGTAGTATTATCTCTTTCAAGATAATAAAAATTGTTTTAATATTTTTTGGTGTCATAGTTTGTCTGAATTTAGACGGTCGCGTTTGTTTCTGTATTCATACAATTCTATTAGTTCGCGCCGTTGTTTATCCGTTATATCAATGTCATGCCTGTTGTGATTAATAGATATTTCGCTATTCGCTGCGGCAGTCCATAATGACTTTTCTTCGGGGTCTGTAAACATCTTTTCCACATAATATCGTGGTAATTTCTTCTTTGCCCCTCCAGGTACTGTAAGTAATTTACTGCCATTTGTTTTTAGGTACTCTACTATTGTCTCTTTAACATAACTTATACCGAGGCCGTTACTCATTAATTGAAATTGTGGCTCTCGTCCGTGTTCATCTACTTCACTACTTCGTTTTCTCCTTAATCCCTTTAATGCATATTTCGTTGTATAAAATATGCTTGCTTCTGTAACTGTTCCTATATGTATGTGGCCATGCTTCCATGCCTTTTGTACATACTTTTCGAACGGTCTGGGTAAGTTAAATACTATTGCGTGATAGTGTGGCCGTTCTGTTTTATCTCCATATTCGCCACAAGCGTAATACTTGATTTTTGTTTTATTAGCGTGCTTCCGTAGCCTTTTCATAAAGTCTTGAAAGTCCTTCCGAACCAAACTATAACCACCTTCTGTGAAAGGTATACTTTCATCGTTATATGTTAGGGTCAGGAAGCACGCTGATTCGCTTGCGTTTAACTCTTTTCCTAGTCTAAAGCACCAGTCTATTTGTTTTTTACGTAAGCATGGTACACAACGACCGCAGTTTACTACTCGCGTTATAGATCCATCTGGTCCTTTTTGCTTTCGTCTTATGGTCATTGGTGTAAGGCACATACTAACTTAGTCTAATGCCTCCACGTGATAATCGAGCAGAATTTATACTGCTGTTACGTTTCCGTCCTCGCTTGACGCGTTTGTTGAAGGCTCCGCCTCGTCTTTTTCCGTATCCCATTCTTCTACATTTTGTTTAATATACCGCATGGTATCGTTAATGTTACTTTTGATTTCTTCTAATTGACCTACTACAAATGTTAGGTTAGCAATTGTTGCGTTTCTTGTTTTACTCATTTTGTGGTTTTTTTTGAGTTATTTAATATAGTGGTTAGG